CTCAATTTCGGACGTGTTGTCATAGTGCTTTTCATATTCCACAGCGGCATCCGCGGCCCGTTCTATAAAATCATCCGTAAGTATTTCATTGTTCAATATGCGCAATACTTCCGATTCTATCCAATCATTCGGAATTCGCTTTTTATCGCACGTTTTAGGCTTATAACGGTTATTCGGGCAGGAATACCAATGATAAACGGTTCCGGTGCTTGAGCGCCCCGAATCGCCCGCCATAGGGGCTAAACAGTGCCCGCAGAATAACTTCCCGGTTAATAGATACGTTACGCCGGTTTTTGTGGTTCCCTTTGTGTGGTTATGCGCCCGCTTTCCAATTTCTTTTTGTACCTGTTCCCAGAGATCAGCGGGAACGATCGGCGGAATGCCGGCAGGGTCGACAATATCCCGATATCGGTAAACGCCTTTATATCTTTCGTTTCGGAGCATTGCCCGTAATGAATTCCGTTTAAATTCCGTTCCTTTTTCCGTCCGGATGCCGTCCGCGTTCAGCCCGTTTATTATTTCCGGCATAGACTTTCCGGCGGCGTATTCTTCAAAGCACCGGCGCACAATTGGACCGTATACGGGGTCTATTTCGTAGCGCCCGTCCGGTCCGCGTCTGTAACCGAACACCCGCGCCGTTTTCTTCCGTTCTAATGCCGAATCATACAGCCCCCGCCGTATGTTTTGCGAAAGGTTGGCGGAGTAATATTCCGCCAGCGATTCCATGAGCCCCTCCAAGATAATACCCTCGGGCGAATCGCTTATATTTTCCATAGCGGAAACCAAACGCACGCCGTGTTTTTTGAGCTTGTGCCGGTACATGGCGGAATCGTAGCGATTGCGGGCGAAACGGTCCAATTTCCACACGATCACAACCGAAAACCCGCCCGATTCCGCGTCTTTAATCATGCGCTGAAACCCCGGCCGTTTGTCCGTTGTTCCGGTCAACGCGCTGTCCGTGTATTCACCTACAACCCGCAGCCCGGAACGGTCCGCATACGCCCGGCATTCCCGCAGCTGTCCGGCGATCGATTCTTCCCGCTGACCGCTGGAAGAATAGCGGGCATATATTACCGCGTTACTCTTGCCCATTGTCTAACCCCCGCCAAAATTCCGCCGGAGTGCATCCCAGGGCATCGCAAATTATAGAAAAGTGGGAGATGCCGAGCTCTATTGTTCCTAATTCGTATTTAGCAATAGCGGTCCGCCCGATGCCGGTTATTTCGGACAATTTCTCTTGTGTTATTTTCTTCAGCTTGCGCCGGCGTTTAATTTCGGCGCCTATCTGTTCCCGTATTTCCTGTTTTTTCATTGTATTTTTACCGTTTCCTTTGTGATTACATTATCGCCGTTTTTGTTCTTAAAAGGAACAATTTTGATTAAAAATTTATCATTTTTGCTTGACAGGCACAAAATGCAGGGTTTATTCTTTGTTTGTGCTTGAAAGGCACAAAACAAAAGAGCCGGAAGAACCGGCAGGGAGAAAAAGGAAATGCAGAAATATTATTACATGAATGCTTGCGCTACACCGTGCGCCAAGGTATACGCCGAAAACGAACCGCTGGCGGAACTTCCGAAACACTGGCGGCAGATTACCGAGGAAGAATATAAAGCGTTTACCGCTGAAGTTTGGGAAATCGAAAACGCCGACTAATACAACCAAAACCGGACAGCGGGGCGCCGATCAGAAAGACCCCGCACCAAAAAAGAGGAGAAATAGAGAAATGACGAAATACAATGGGAAGCCGGCGCGGCTGTCATTCAAAAAAATTGTGGAGCTTATCGCGGACGTTCACACGGAAGCCGAATGGAACGAAGCCTACGCGCTTACTGAATGGAACGCACAGCAGGACCCGGCGACAATCAGCCACAAAGACGAAGCCCTGCTTCTGGACTTATTGGCGCGCATTGTGCCGGAAAAATAAACACCGCTGACGAGTCTTTGAAAATTAAGACGAAACCGGGATCCGTTCCCGGTCCGGTGGAAACCGAGAAAGGGGGCGATATATTGTCCGAAATGCGGAAGTTAACTCCGGCCGAGGTTTTGAAACTTACGGGCTGGACCGATCAGGAAGCCGCCGAGCGTTTGGAATATTCGCCGGCCACGATCAGGCGCAAGAAGAAGAACGGAAAATGGAGCCTTGCGGACCTGCGGATCATGACCGAAGCGGCGCAAATTCCGGTCGAGTTGGTTATTTTTTAATGCCGTAGCGTGTGCCGGACAGGCACAAAGAAAGGGGGCGGGAATCGTTACAGAATACGAAAAGTTTATCGCGCAGCTTGTGAGGGAAATAAAAAAGAGGGCGGAAGAACCGCCCGCAGTTAGAAAGGAAGCGGGACATGATGAAGAAATTAAGAAGAAACCAAGCCCCACGGAAAAAATTTAACATAGACGACTATCTGGATTTTAGTCTTGACAGTTTCGCCGACCTGTATCTGTACCTTTGGTTCGGAATGTTAGGCGCGGCGCTTGCATCCGTTGGGCTGTATCTGTTCGCTGTTTATGTCCTGTAACGGAAAGGAAAGAGAATGGAAAAATTCCCCGTATCAAAAAATAAGCTTTATCAGGAATTGAGCCGGCGGGGACTGACACCCGCCCAGGCATCGGCGGAGTTAGGGTTCAGCGCCGGCTATTTGTCAAACGTGGCAATGGTTGGCAGCATCCCCGAGCGTTCCGCCCTGTATCTGGAAAGGGTCTACCACATTACGCCGGAAGATTACTGCCCGGACCTGCTGGACGAAATCGAAAAGAGCAAGGCGACCGAAACGGAAACCGTGCCGAGTGCGATCATTCAGACAGCCGCCGAAACGTTCGCGCGGGTGTTTATGGAACAGTACCGCGAGACGTGCCGGCAGACGATCACAGACGCCGTTTTACAGGCGTTAAGGGAGCGGAACGCATGAACGCCGCCGGATATCTTATCGCCCTGCTATTGGGGTTTATCGGGGGCGTAGCGGGTGCCCTTGTCACGGTTGAAGTTAAGACCGAACAGGCACGGAAAGAAACGTCCGACTTAATCGCCGGATTGGAATACGTCCGCGGAAAAATTAAGGACCTGCGAGACACGGACAACGCCCTGGCGCTGGCAATTCAGACGCTAACGCAAAAGGTTAAGACCGACCGCGGGGCGATATGGGAAAGCCTGAACGGGTTATGGTCCGACTATGACCGCAGACAGAAAGCGGAAACGAAAACAGATCCGGAAGAACCGGAGAAAAAGGAAAGGAAGAAAGCAAAGAATGAAAAACGCAGCGGAACGGCGGGCGTACATTGAGAACCCCGACAATTGGGAGCCGGTGGAATATACCCGGCACATGCGCCTGTCTTGCATTGAGTACAAGGGCGAAAAGCGGTACAAGCTGGAAACGTTCGAAATGCGGAATTTCTTTAATTACGAAACGAGAGAACCGGAAGACCGGGAAGAATGGACGCTCCGTATGTATTACAAGCCGACCGACAAGAACAACGCCGGACCGATGGTTGCCCAGAGTGTAACCAACTTGCGGGAGTGGCTGGCAGACCTTGACCGGAAAGGGGGCGCGGAATGATTTCAACAATGTTTATTTGCGTACCGGCTGAAGCCCCGGACCTTGTAAAGGTTGGGCGCGTGGTTTCGATCGATGCCGACACGGAAGCGGACATCCTGCGGGACATTAAAGCCCTTGGAAACGCTGTAATTATGAAAGCCAAAGCGGAAGCGGAAGCCGCGGGCCGGACGTTTACGGAAGCGGACCGGCTGAAGTACGAAAATGCTTTCATTGAGGGAACCAAGATGGAACCGGATGAAGTGCGGGAAATGGACCGCCCGGCGTTCCGTAAGTACGCCGAAAAAAAGGGCTACACATTAGCCGAGGAGACGTTCAGGGCATGACATGGGACGGAAGCGTGGACGCATTAGCGGACCAGCATTACGCGCCGTATAACCCCGAATACGCCGACCCGGAAGAGGAAGAACGGGCCGACATTCGGGCGGCGCTGGATGAGGTTATCGAACTATTAGAAACAACGCGGGACGAAATCAAAGCATTAAAACAGAACTTCCAGCGGCGCAAATACAATAAATACATTTATGCGCTTGAGGAAATGGCGGAAGAAATCAGAGAGGCAAAGGAAGATGTCTAAAACAATGATGGTAACGGCGCCGGTTCAGAACGTGCCGGAATACGCCGAAAACAAGCGTTATATAGTAGCGATGCCCATTGACGGGGTTCTGTGGTTCTACGCGGCCACAAACAGCGCCGAACAGGCCGCCGAGATCGAAAGCGAGGACCCGAACCGGGTAACGTTCGAGAGGGTGGCAGATGAACGATAAAGAATACAGGGCATTGCCGGGGCTCAGGCGTTCGGACTTGTGGGTAATGAATCAGACCCCGCAGCACTTTAAATACCACATGGAAAACCCCGAGGAACCTACACCGGCGCTGACATTCGGGCAGGCTGTACACAAGTACATATTAGAGCCGGAAACGTTCTGGGATGAATTCGCCGTTATGCCCGCATACGATCGAAGAACCAAAGCCGGAAAAGAAGCTTTCCAGGCATTCACCGCAGAGCACGCCGACAAAACGTGGATATCATCGGACGACTTTTCAACCATTGCCGGAATGCGGGCTGAACTGTTCCGGGATCCGTATTTCGCCGACATCATAGAGGGCGGGGAAAAGGAACGCCCCTACATGTGGACGGATGAAGAAACCGGCGAACCGCTGAAGATAAAGGCGGACATAGTGGACACGGCGAGCCGGATTATTTACGACTACAAGACCGCCCAATCGTGCGCCGATGGAGTATTCGAGAAAGCCGCCCGCCGTTACGGGTATGACTTCCAGGCGGGATTCTATACGGCAGGCGTTGAAGCTGAAACGCTGGAGCGGTACGCGTTCGCATTCATCGCCCAGGAGAAAGCCCCGCCGTATGCGGTGCGCCTGTACATTTGCGACCGTGGTTTCATTGCCCAGGGGCGGGCAAAGTTCCGCCGGCTCTTGAATCAGTACCACAAATGTAAAGAGACCGGCGATTGGCCCGGATACATTGAGGAAACACTATACGCGGAGGACTATTGATGGTTTCAACGAAATACAGGAATTACAAGAGTTTTAACAGTAACTATATTGGCGGCTGGACGTTTGCAGACGGCGACCGCGTGCTCACGATCAAAGACGTAACGAGCCAAAACGTTAAAAGCGAAAAGAACCAGAGCGGAGAGGAAAAAATCTGCGTGGTATTCGCCGAGCTTGATAAACCCATGGTTTTGAACAGTACCAACAATGACACAATCACCCGCGTCATCGGTTCGCCTGAATTCGCCGAGTGGATAGGTAAAAAAATCAAAGTAGGAACGGAAAAGGTGCGGGCATTCGGGGACGTTTGGGACGCCGTACGGGTTCGGGATGAAAAGCCGAAAGAAAGCACGGCGCCGAAACTTTCCAAGACGCAAAAGGAAACAATTCTCGGCCTTGTGGCGGACGGGCGGGTCAATCTTCCGGCCATGCTGGAATTCTACGGAATCGGCACGCTTGACGAGCTCACAGCAGCAGACGCGGCGAAGCTCATAACAAAGAAAGCCGGGGCGGATTAATGGCGGTCCGGTTGGATGGTCAGATCGGTTTCGAGGACATAGACGAGAATTATAAAAAGTTTGTCGATAAATTCAAACCGAAGAAAACCACAGACGATTGCTACACGCCCGAAAACATATATGAAGCCGTGCGGGATTGGACGGTCGGAGAATACGGGATAGACCCCGGAAAGATTCTCCGCCCGTTCTATCCCGGCGGGGATTATATCCGGGCTCAGTATCCAAAAGGCTACACGGTGGTGGATAATCCGCCATTTAGTTTAATTTCCGAAATTGTAACGGTGTACATGCGGGCGGGGGTTCCGTTCCTGTTATTCGCCCCGCACCTTACGTGCCTGAACATTGCGGCGGGCAGGCCGGACGTTACCCGCTTAATTTGTAACAGTACGATCACATACGACAACGGGGCGCAAGTAAACACCGACTTTGTGACCAATCTTGACGGGCGGTACGCCGTGCGTACTGTTCCGAAATTGCGGGCCGCTGTTATGGCGGCGGATAAAGCCAATACAGCCGCGAGAACGCTTCCCGCCTACGAATACCCGCCGGAAGTGATTACGGCCGCCCAGATTGGTTATTTAAGCCGTTACGGGGTGGAATTCAAAGTCCCGCGGGGCGGGGTCCGGTTCGTGCGGGCGCTGGAAGAACAAAAGCGCCAAAGTAAAGCCATATTCGGGGGGGGTTACTTCATAAGCGAAAGAGCCGCCGCAGAATTGGCGGAAGCGTACCGACAGGCGGGCGAAAACAAGCGCAGAGCGGACGAAACACCCGAGACCGGACAGAAAACCGTGTGGAAACTTTCGCCCCAGGAACGGGCACTAATTAAGGCGCTAGGGGAACAGGAGAAACAATGAAATCATTTTTATTCACAATCCCGGGAAAGCCGATGGGCAAACAGCGCCCACGCTTCAGCAGGGCAAGCGGGACGGCATACACGCCAAAGGAAACGGCAAACTATGAAAACCTTATCCGGCTGGCGTTTATGGAAAAATACCCCGAACACACGCCGACCGCCGAGCCCGTAACGTTGAGCCTTTGCGCCGTGTTTCCGATTCCGAAAAGCTGGGCGAAACGAAAACAGATCCAGGCGGCAGCGGGAGAGATACACCCAGGGAAACCGGACATAGACAACATTCTAAAAATTGTTCAGGACGCCGGAAACAACGTTATCTGGTCCGATGATGCGCAGGTCTTCAAATTGCGGGACGTAGAAAAACGGTACGGGGACCGGCCGGGGCTGACGGTTCTAATTGAGATCGAAGAAAGGGGCGAAGAATGAACAGTGCAAACATAACGGGACGGCTCACAGCTGACCCCGAATTGAAGACAACCGGCAAGGGGGAAAAGATGGTCCGCTTTACGGTTGCGGTGGACAGAGAGACAGCAGACAAGGAAGCGGATTTTATCCGGTGCGTAGCGTTCCGGCAATCCGCGGAATTTCTCTGCAATTACGCAAGCAAGGGCGATACCGTAGGAGTAACCGGAAAAATCCGGACCGGTTCTTACGAGGACAGGGACGGGAAGAAAGTTTTTACAACGGATATATTCGCCGACCGTGTGGAAAAGCTACACGCAACGAAACCGAAAGCAGACTACCCGAACAATGGCACGCCGTTAAAAACCCGGGACGCCTACACCGCACCGGAACCAAGCGAGGTGGGGCCGGATGATTTACCGTTCTAAAGCCCCAACGCTTGCCCGCTGGCTTTCCGATCACGTGGGCGAGGTGGTACAGATTGGGGCCAAAGACGGGTCCGGGTTCCTGTATGCAGGGAAAGCGGGGCGGTTTACTTTGGACGCAATGCGCAGCGCATACAAGACCGATTTTTCCGGGGCGAAAGTTTACGAGGTTCGGCGCTCATTCTATGCGGGTTATATCGTAATTATTCGCGGTTCCCGTTCAGGGCTGGCAGAGCTTCCGCGGGAGTTAATACCAAAGTTTCCGGGTGCACCGATCGAAAATTATATCCGGTTCGCTGACAATTGGGCGGGCGTTATGGCGCGGGATTATAAACAATCATTGCTCGCCGTTGGACTTGGAACGGGAACGCCGCAGGACGAAAGCAATATTTTGCAATGCGAAAAGTTTATCCGTTCTAATACGTTTGCCCTGATAGTCCCGCACGCTGACGGGGAACAGGTTATAACGCTGATTAAAAAACAAGTACGAAAGGAAATTGAAGAACGTGAGCAAAGACGAAAGGAACGGGCGAAAAGATGGATTTATTAAACTATCCCGCCGGCTGACCGATTGGGAATGGGCAGACGATCCGTCCATGCTTGCCGTTTGGGTTCACTGTTTGCTTGCGGCGAATTGGCGGGATTACCGGTACCACGGCGAAACCATCCCGCGCGGTTGTTTCCTGACAAGTTGCCGGGCGTTCGGTGAACGTGTAGGGCTATCAGAAAGCACGATCCGGCGGTGTTTTGACAGGCTGGAAAGCGGCGGAGAAATCGACAGACAGGTGACGCACCGCGGAACGCTTGTAAAAGTGCGTAACTATGCGGTTTTTCAAGATTCCGAAACAGCCGAGCGACGAACACATGACCGAACCGATGACCGAACACATGACCGAACACATGACCGAACTGATGACAGACAAGAGAAGAAGAGAAGAAATAAAGAAATTAAGAAGAATATAGAGATAGAGAATATACAGTCTGTTATCCGGACGAATTCCGAAACGGGCACGGATGCACAACCCGCGCTCTCTGAAATTATTTCTTTTGTTTCTTCCGAATGCCTGACCATAGACCCGGAGCGGTTCTTCAGTTACTACACCCGCAAAGGCTGGCAGGGCGTGACCGATTGGAAAGCACGGGCGAAAGCGTGGGACAAACGGGAGCGGAAACGGCAGCCGGAAACGTTGCCCGAATACTACAACGCCGAGCCGATCCGGGACCCGAACCCCAAACCGGCAACGGCTGAAGAAATCGAAACGGTACGAAAACAGATCCAGAAAGGGAAACAATGACAGGGCTTGAATGTTTAAGGGAAGAAATGCTGCGCCGTGGGTGCAACAAATCACAGATTGAATCAAAAACGGTTTTGGTTGTTCTTGAAATACTGGCACAAGATACCGAACACATTTACACGGATTTGCAGGAAGCGAGACAGGAGCTTGAGCGAGTGAAACGCAACCGCGAACAGGAAGAAATGGCGGAAAGAGACGTGCGCCGGAGGCTTTCCAATATTCAGAAAGAACTAAACACAGCCACCGCAGGGCTAACCGCTTTAGGGGTTAAGGCGCTTAAATATTTGGAAGATTTTGAAAAGCGTTTAATGGAATGCGAAACAGCCGAACAGCGGGACGCATTGAGGACGGCGCAGTTTTTTGTAAACAATGCGCGGATTGCAACGAATCAAAATAACACGGCGTTTATTTACGGGCTTGGGTTAATTCTTGCCGGGCATGCAGTAACGGGCGAGAAGCTGGAACCGGTGAACATTGATGATTCCATGGCATACCCGATTGGAATTCGTTCCGAATTCCCGCAATTATGAACCCGTGCACGAGCTGTAAGAAACGCAAAGGGTGCCGGACGTGCAAACCCCGCAGGGATTGGAACCGGCACCAGAGCAAAGAGAAAAGGAAAGGAAACCGAAAAAATGAAAATTAATCGACTGACGAACCCCGCCGA